TAGATGCCGTATAGCTGCAGCAGGTAATCTAACTACAGATAGAGCTATTGTAAATACCCAAAGTACAGCTACTACTTCTAGACTAAATCACTATCGAATGCGCATCGATCACAAAGTATGGATTGATTGGGCTAATGCTAATGATATTGATCATAGAATTATCTCATTAATTAAATTTAAACCAGAGCTTCTACATAAATTTAGTCCAGGAAGTAATGAACTCACGTTCCCTTGTCCTCGTACATGGGAATTTGCATCTAAAGTTATTAAAACAGAAGAGAAGATAGATCGACTTACTACTATTCGGCTAGCCGGAACCGTAGGTGAAGGCGCAGCCGTAGAATTAACAACCTACTCTGAAATATATGAGAATCTGCCGACTATAGAGCAGATTATGGATAATCCTAAATCAGGATGGAAAGTCCCTACAGAGCCTAGTGAACAATATGCAGTAACTACTATGCTAGCTCATAATTGTACAAAACTAACTATCGATAAAATCATAATTGCGATTAACCGATTGCCTCTAGATTTCCAAGTAATTACATTCAAGGATATCTATAAAAGAACTCCTGATCTTAAAGGGCACCCAACTATTACTCAATGGATTACTAAAAATAGCTCCGTTATATTTTAAACAGTGCAGTATCGTAGTAAGACAGATTTAAATTTAATGTAATGAAGTATAGTGGAATGGAGCGTCTCAAGAGCAGTACCTAAGTACAATTAAACTTATAACAAATTTACCTCAGTAAAATTCAACGTAATGTAATTGAGTTAAGTGCAGTGCAATTGAATAACATATCTCAAGGATTATCCCCTAACAAATTTACACGACCTAGTATCGCGTAATCGAATTGAATGCGATCTAATCGAATTTAATAACGCACCTCAAGGATTACCCCCTAAAATTTAACAAGGAGATTTAAAATGTATGTAACAGCAAAGTGTCACCTAATTAGTGCTAGTAAATATAGTCAATCACGACCATATCAGGTAGATAAAAAGCCTAGAGAAACACCAGGCGACTATGAAAAACGAACATGGAAAGAACGTTTACATTTAAGTGATAAAAATTCTGGAAAAATTGTAATTCCATCAATGCAATTTAAAAATAGTTTAGCTGAATGTGCTAAATACATGGCTAGACAAATTCCAGGTAAAGGTAAAACAACTTATACTAAACATTTTGAAGCAGGCATTATGCCCATGGCTAACATGGAATTAGATATCCTTGAAAAAGATGTAAAAGAAGAAATAGTATTTGTTCCTTCAAGTGGAAAACGGGGAGATGGTAATCGTGTTTATAAATCTTTTCCAGTAATTGATAAATGGAAAGGAGTTATAGAATTTTCAATATTTGATCATATGGTTACTGAAGATATATTCAAACAACATTTAATAGAAGCAGGCCAATTTATTGGTATTGGTAGATGGCGACCTCGCAACAACGGACAGTACGGACGTTTTATAGTTGATAAAATTGAGTGGAAAGAACATGAAGCAACAATCGCAGCTTAATAAAATAAAATGTAATTAAATTAAATATCACATCGCATTTATTTTTTAACATTTGAACGTCATGGAATAATTTGCAATCAGATGCAGTAAATTCAGATTCAACATAATATAATATCGCATTTATTTTTTAATAATCGCAGCTTGACACAATGCAGTTAAGTCTTATGAAATATGACTCGATAGAATATAATATCGCATTTATTTTTTAATAACCAAGGAGAGAGATCAAATGACAGATCCGACAGTTGATGAAGAAAGAAAACCTTTTTGCTTATCAATAGAAACTGCAAGTCTAATGAAAGAATTACAAAAATATCGGGATGGTGAAGAAATTCCATACGATGCTTTAACAAAAACTGCAATGGGTAGTTGTCACCCAGGCGGAATTAAACACCATTTCCTAAAATCTGCTAGAAATATTTTATTTAAAGAACAAGGAATAGAATTTAAAGCAATTCCTAATGTTGGACTAGCACGAATGTCTGATTCCGATAAGATGGTAAAAACTAAAAAAACTCTACCTTCTTATAATAAGAAAGTTAAAAAAGACATGCACAGATTACGATCTGTTGAATATGATGAATTAACTAATGATGAGCAATTATGTCATAACGTTAATATGTCAATTTTAAATGTTCTTAGATGTTCAACAGCTGGAGATGGAGTTAATAAAGTAACTAAAGTAATTGCAAATAATGTACAGCCTGAAAGACTTGCATTAGAAGAGACACTTAAAATGTTTTTATAATATTCCGGTATATTTTAAGGAAACCTCATGTCATTAAATCAAGTAACAATAATTGAAAAATTTTTAACATGGTTAAAAACTTGTCCATTTAAATGTACTATTTCATCAATGCAAGGGAGCTTTATTCATGTAAAATTCTTTCTAGATGAATTAGAAGTTCCTAAAGGAGACGAAGATGGCAACGGAATTAGAAGGTAAATTACTTAAAGCTAAGATAGAGCTAATGACTAGATCAGCATTCATATCTACCATTGCTCTTAGTCTTAAACATGTAATTACTTCTGATACTCGAACAGCAGATGTTAATGGCCATGTCATTAGATACAATCCTGACTTTATTAAAGGACAATCTGTTGCTCAGTTTGCTGGTCTAGTAGCCCACGAATGTTGGCATGTAGCATTTCAACATCTATCACGTAGGGGGTCTAGAGATCCTATTATTTGGAACTGCGCTGGTGATTATATTATTAATCATATGCTCACCAAAGCAGGATTCGAAATACCTACTGGAGGACTAATAGATAATAAATATGATCATACTTGGTCTACAGATCAAGTCTATGATGAGCTCATGAAAGATCAAGTAGATTTCGATACTAGCAAACTAATGTTAGATCTAAATGAAGATGGTGCGGATAAAGATGACGGTGATCTAAATTCTCCCACTACTAATGTTATTATTAGGGCGAGAACACAAGCACAAATATCTGGTGAAGAGAAAGCAGGACTTATTCCAGATGAGATACTCAGAAGAATCGAAGAACTACTCAATCCTAAATTGCCTTGGCAAGTAATCCTAGCCAAATTCCTAGATGTACGTATTAAAGAAGAATACTCATGGGCTAGAAAAAATAGAAGGTATGACTCTTCTACTTATTTGCCTAGTCTACATAGCTATGGGTTAGGAAACCTAACTTTCGCAATAGATACTAGTGGAAGTATAGATGACGAAGCACTTAAAAGCATGCTAAGTGAAATACAAGGTATTCAACAAGTGTTTAACCCTGAAAAAATGACAATCATTGATTGTGATTCAATGATTCATAAAATTCATGAAATAGATCAAAGTACACATATTCTAGATCTAAAATTTGCTGGGGGAGGAGGTACTAGATTCCAACCTGTATTGGATTATGTAGAGAAGCATCCTACACAAGCTCTAATATATTTTACTGATCTGCATGGAGAATCTGATTTAACAAATATAGATTGCCCCATTATATGGGTATGTACTTCTGATCATGAGCCCTCCAATATTGGAGAAACTATATACATGAATAACTAAAGGAACGTTATGGCAGACATTTCTACAGTACTTCTTATTAAAGAAGACTCGTGTAATACAGCAGCACTCTCAGAATACTACTTCAAACCATTAGCACAAGAAGGCATCTCTGAGGACTCTGTTATGCTACTGCCTTTAATGTATAACACTTCATCTAGAGTAATTGCTAAAACCGCTAAAGCTTATTTAGACAAGCTGATTGGTAAAATTCCAGAAAGTGTGTCTAATTTAATTATAGCAGACAGCAGTTATTTTAAATTCATTACTAAGACAGTTAAAGTATCTGCTAATTACGGAACTGCAATATCAGGAGCGCATGATGGATATTCAAAATTTAGTTGCGTATATGTTCCTAATTATAAATCGCTATTCAAGCAGCCTGAAAATTTACAACTAATTACATTAGGTATCAAGGCTCTAGCAGGTACAGGAACATCTGTTCTAATCAATTCTGCAGAATATGGATTCCAGTATGGATCTGATAGAGAGCTCTTAGACTCTCTGCATAAGTACCCAGTACTATCTGCAGATATAGAGACTACAGGCCTCAGCCTTGACGATGCCATAGTATCGATATCGTTCGCTTGGACTAAGCATGATGGACTAGCTATCGATTTGTCCATTACTGGTACCTACTACTTGAAGAAGTTCTTCGAAAGTTACCGAGGTAAGCTTATATTCCATGGTGGGCTGTTTGACACAAAACTTATTATTAGAAAATTGTGGATGGAACATTCTACAGACTACGCTGGAATGATTGAGGGTCTCAGATATTTTAAAGATTTTGATGACACTATGATCATGGCTTACTTAGCTAAGAATGCCACTACAAAAGTGTCTCTAGGGCTTAAAGAGCTTGCTCTTGAGTATGTAGGAAACTACGCACTAGAACTTCATAACATCTCTCAATACTCTAAAAAAGAAATACTAAAATACAATCTCATTGATGCATTAGCTACTTTTTATGTGTGGGAAAAATACCATACAGAAACGCTATCACGTCCTTACTTAGAAATATTCCAACCTAGTTTGTATTCATTGCTCAAGATGATGTTAGTGGGTTTACCCATGAACTCCGATAGAGTTAAAGAAGTACATACAATTCTCACTGCAAAAGAAAAGATATTTAATGAGCAGATCCAAGAGAACTCGTGTGTAATCTTATTCAATAGCAAACTACAAGAGGATACATGCCGTAAAGCTAATGAAAAGCTAAAGAAGCTAGTTAAACCTGTTAGTGACTTTGCTGAAGTTCAGTTCAATCCAAGTAGTCATACACAATTAGCTACCTTATTATTTGATGTATTAAAACTCCCAGTACTTGACACAACAAAGTCAGGAGCTCCTGCTACAGGAGGAGAGACATTAAAGGATTTAAAAAACCATACTACTAATGAAGACATATTAGATCTACTGCAATTCGTACAGAATTTAGCTGAAGTAGGTAAAATTAATGGAACCTTCATTAAAGCCTTCATGCAAGAAGAAGATTTTCTTCATGGAAATCTCAAGCTTGGTGGTACTCAATCTGGGAGACTAGCCAGTAACTCCCCTAACCTCACAAACCTACCTGCTCATGGACCTATGGGTAAACTCGTTAAGAGTTGCATAGTAGCTCCCGACGGGTGGTTATTTGCAGGTGCTGACTTCTCAGCTCTAGAGGAACGTATTGGAGCTATATTAAGTCAAGATCCTAATAGGATTAAGGTCTATACAGATGGCTATGATGGTCATTCTATGAGAGCTCAAACTTATTTTGCAGATCAAATGCCTGATATAGATCCCATGGATGTAGATAGTGTTAATTCTATTGAAACTAAATACCCAGAGTTAAGGCGTAAATCTAAAGGGCCTACTTTTGCTCTTCAATATATGGGCACGGCGTATACTCTACATAAAAGAGCTGGATTTCCTATGCCTCAAGCTATTCAAATAGAAAAAGCCTTCCATGAACTCTACAAAGTATCTGGAGACTTTAACGAAACTAATAAACAGTTTATGGAAGAGCATGGCTATGTAGAATGTGCTTTTGGTTTAAAACTACAAACTCCTATTATATCAAAGTGTGTATTAGGTAACTCTAAAACACCCTATGAAGCAGACAAAGAAGCTCGTAGTGCTAATAATGCAATTACCCAGTCCTGGGGAATGCTACTCAACCGAGCTATGAATGCTACTAATAAGCGAATTGAAGATGCTGGTTACGGCACTGAAATTCTCCCCTGCAATATGATTCATGACGCAGGATACTTTTTAGTTAAGCATACACCTGAACATATTAAATTTTTAAATGATGTACTAATAGAAGAAATGGAATGGAATAATGACGATGCAATTCGTTCTTCCCATGTCCCTATGAAAGCTTCATTAGAACTAGGTAAATCATGGGATAAATTAATCCATCTTCATAACCGTGCCACAGTAAAGGAAATAAACGATGTCTTTCCAATTGTCTAAAGATCAACTTGATGCAGTAGATGGGGTATGTAACCAGCTATTTCATATTGCACCACCCAATACCCCTAGTGTAGCCGTACTTACAGGAGCAGCAGGGACTGGTAAGACTACAGTAATTGGAGAAATTATTAATAGGATCAACCAGTACAATCCTTTATTACCCATTTCCCTATGCGCTACTACTAATAGAGCCGCAGCGGTTTTATCTAAAATAGTAGATGCACCAGTATCAACTGGGCATGCTATATTTAAATTAAAACCCTCCCTTACTAAATACGGAAAAGAATCATTAAAGAAAGTAGGCATGTGTGAAATATCATTCGATTCTGTTGTCATAATTGATGAAGCGTCTATGATTGGTAATAAATTTTTAGAAGCTATCGTAGATATTGTAAAACATAGAAATTTAAAAGTATTATTTGTAGGAGATCCGTTTCAACTACCTCCTCCATCAGATACTTGTAGTATCTTTGATGGTTCACTAATTACTTTTAAACTAACTAAAGTTCACAGACAGTTAGGTGACAGCCCTATCTTAGATAAAGCTACAGAATTTAGACAATTCATTGAAGGGTCTATAAAGACAGAGCCCTCAATTGAAACTACTCTAAATACTGTCGGAGATGGAATTCACATGCTATCTCATGCAGATTTTATTACTAAGTTTGTTGAAAAGTATATCGATTACACAACAGGTGCTGAAGTAGATATTCCATTGTGTACCTACACTAATGACTCAGCAGTTAACTACAATACTATGGTCAGAAAAGCAGCATACTTTTTAGAAGATACTATTCAGCCCTTCTACACAGGAGAAAGACTAGTTGCCAATAGTATTGTTATGCAAGACGATAAAACTGTATTAACTAATAATGAAATAGTACATGTACGCAGCTATACAGAAATGGAGCAGTATAATATTCCAGGGTACCGAGTCACTCTAAAGGGTGACTATGATAAATATACTAAATCTAATATAAAAATAGTATTTAGTCCTAAAAATAAAATAGCAGCTACTAAAATTTTAGATGAGTATAAGGATATAGCTATTAAAAATAGCTGTAGAGAAAACTGGACAAATTTCTATAAGATAAAAAATGTTTTAGCAGATTTACGTCCACCTTTTGCAGGTACTACTCACAAAGCCCAAGGAGGAACCTTTCCAGCTGTGTTTATAGATAAAATAAACATCAATAAATGTAGAGACCCTAAAACTCGTGCACGATTATTCTATGTTGCTCTAACTCGAGCTACTAGTAATGTGTATATAAACTCATGAGCTATATTAAAAATTCACTTCCAGATGATTGGGAGCCAGACCAATCTTTTATCAACAAAAAATATACATGCATAGGAAATGACATAATAGAAGCTGCATGGCTTCCTAGATGGTATGGAGTATCACATGATGACTGTTACTTTTATCCACATAAGTTTCCTGTAGATCTGTTGGATAAATCACAGACAAACTTTCCAAATAGTATTGTGTTACTGCCACTTCCGGAAGGCAGTGATTATAAACAAAAACTTAAAGAACTTAAAACAGAGAGGCTATTAAATGGCATATAAATATACTAATAAGAATAATATATCACTAGCTCTAGCAGTATTTCTAATGCATGACAGCTATGACTATGATGACCGTCCTAATGTTATTAGTGCTACAGGACTACTTAAATCAATTCGTCAAATAGTTCTAGCATACCAAAATAAAGATTTAGCTAAAACTGTAGATATTGGAGATCTAGTCCCTTCTAGAATGGGAACTGCTATTCATAATGGTTGTGAAGAAGCATGGTCAGATCGTAAGAATGTACTAGAAGCACTAAAAGTATTTGGAGCTGCAGATAGCGTTACAGACAGTATACGAGTTAACCCAGAAACAGTTACTCCTGGAGAAATGCCTGTTTACGTAGAGCAACGAGCAGAGAAGGAAATACTTAATACAATTGTCTCTGGTAAATATGACCTAGTGCTGGATGGTGTATTAAATGATTATAAGTCTACTAGTGTGTGGACTTACATTTATGACAGCAGTGCGGATAACTACATTAAACAAGGTAGTATTTATAAGTGGCTTAGCCCAGATAAAATTACTAGTGATATCATCAACATTAACTACATATTTACAGACTGGTCAGCTGCTAGAGCTAAACAGGATGGGAAAAAGTACCCGCAACAACGTGTATTAACAAAAGAATACCCATTGTGGAGTACACAAGAAACTGAGGAATGGATTACTAATAAAATACAGACTTATCAATCACTTATAGATAAACCTCAAGAGAGCTTGCCAGAATGTACAGATGAAGAGCTCTGGGCTTCAGATACAGTTTACAAATATTATAAAAACCCCAGCAGTACTGCTAAATCTACTAAAAATTTCGCTACAATGGACGAAGCACTTATGCGTCAATCTGCAGATGGTGGCGTAGGAGTGATTAAAGAAGTTCCAGGTGAAGTCAAAGCTTGTCGTTATTGTTCCGTAGTAGGGATATGCACCCAAGCAGAAACTATGTTAGCAAATGGGCGATTAAATTTATGAGTGATAATTTTATATTAGTAGGTGATCTAAAGAGATATGTAAATATCCCCTTTAAAAAAGCACAACTTATACGTTTATCTACAGATGAATTAATCTGGTTATCCCAGACTTATAAACCTCGTGGATTGAAGTCATTAATAATAGCTCATATCATTAAATAGTATCGAGATAGTAGAGGTTGGCTTACACCGCAAGGCAAGCAAGAGAACTTCCAAAGCTCTGAACACGACCTCTATTATCTTTAAATTGAAAGGGATGTACTGTGATTTCTGGAATTAAAATCTACAAACCAGATGGAACCTTAAAACAGGAGATAACTAAAGAGACTGCTGTACAGCTATATGATGAACAGAATAAAACTAATTGGAAGCTATCCAAATCAGAGCAGCAGTGGTGGAAAAGGTTTAAAATACAAGAGGATATTGGGCCGTATCAAAAGAAAGGTCTACAGCCTTGGATTAAACGTACCTATACCAAGCGTAAAGCAGTGTATAAAATAATTTGTAAAATTTGTAATAATCAAGCCACTATGATGAGCATTAATGCAAAATTTTGTGGGCAAAAATGTGCTGGAATTAGTAGAAGAATGACTGCAAAAAACCTATATAATAAGAAACCTGAGGCGTAATTTATTAAAATTTGAGAGGAAAATATATGAGCATAAAAAAATTGCAAAAAGATATTCTTAAATTTAAAAAAGTTATTTTAAAAATTCCTATCAAACACTACTATCACCAAAAATACGTAAATAAAATTACACAAGTCTTCAGTGATATTTTTGATAAGTATATTACTGAGGGTACACCTCTGCCTGATGTAGCAACTAAGTGTCCCAATAAATTAGAACCCCATAGAGGACATAGTTCTAAAGAGCGAACAATCAAGAACTCATATAATTAAATAAGAGCCCTTGTAGCTCAACTGGTAGAGTGACTGCGTTTGGAAGCGGGAGGTTGGTGGTTCAATTCCGCCCAAGGGCATTGCTTAATATACATATCTATTAATGTTCGAAAAGGAGATAGCTATGGTTAATACAAAAGATATTATTAAAACATTTACAGATAGCATACCTAATTATATTCAACACGGCCAATATCAAATGTCTTTGGGTAGTTTAATCAAAGCATTAAAAAGAGAACGCGTTGGACTGCCAGTTAAGATAGACGCTGTGGGATATCCAGGTATGCCGCATAGCTATCATGGGTACCCTGCTGATTTAGCATTTATACCAGATACAACTCCAATAACTGTAGCTCAGTTTATTGCAGTATGTGAAACAGCTATCAAAGCAACCTTTGTAGGCCCAGATCATGCAGAAGGGTTTTATAGAGATTATATTATGCAAGCTAATACACCAGTCTGGATTTCACAACTAGATAACGCGAGTAAAACTGGTATTACAGATGTTGTACCTGTTGATGATTACATCAAATTAGTTACTGAAATTATAAAAGATGATGAGGAGAGTAACAATGGCGATCAGTGATAATCAAAAATTAAACTATGTCGAAGTAATACTGGAAGAGTGCGCAGCATCTAACCAACCAGAACAAGTACTCATTGACGTAGCTGTACAATTTTTAAGAGAATTGCAGGAGAGTAAAGATGACTGACGATGAGATGACTGATGAAGAAATTTTACAAGATCGTGCAGCTAAGTATGGCCCACCTAAACGGTGCTTTGAAACCTGGTCAACAATGTGTGAAACACTTAATCAATATGCTAAAGAATCAGGAAATGTAAATCTTCCTCATCTATATGCTCTAAAAATGGATTTACTAAAAATTGTAAGATCCGCCTGGAATCCAGAGATTGAAGATAACTACAAAGATGGAAGAAATTATTTAACTATCGCCCATCAATGTACTGAAGACAAAAGTAAAGACCGAAGCATTCCAGGATTTAAAAAATGAGCACAATTAAAATCAAACTAAGTAAAGGCAACCATGACTAAAAAACAATATCATCCTTTCTCAGAAAAGATTGTCGATATCCTTGTGAAAAAAGTAAACAATGATAATCGGCATTTTTTTAGAATACTAGTTGGATATTACTTATCAAAAATAGCATCTATGATGCGCTGTAATATACAAACAAATGATAGAGATGTAATCCCAGTTAATACATATGTATTAAATTTGATGGTCTCTGGTACAGGTAAGGGCCACTCTACCAACATTTTAGAACGTGAGTTTGTAGCACACTTTAAGAAAGAGTTTCTAAATTCTATATTCCCTAGGAAGGCAGAAGAAAATATTGAAATACTAGCTCAAGAAAGAGCACAAGCACGGGTAGCAAGCGGACAAACTATGCTGTCTATCGGTGAAGAATATGCAATTCAAAAAGATAAATTCCAACATCATTTTGAGCGTCTAGGAGAACTAGCATTTAGTTTTGACAGTGGAACTTCTCCAGCTGTTAAACAAATGAGAGAGAAACTACTGCTAGCATCTGCAGGCTCTATGAACTTAGAGCTAGATGAAGTTGGCTCTAATATGTCTGCTAATGTAGACGTACTAAATACATTTTTAGAACTGTATGACATTGGTTGTATCAAGCAAAAACTAATCAAGAATACCTCAGAAAATATCAGATCAGAAGAATTACCTGGTAATACCCCTACTAACCTAATGATGTTTGGTACTCCAACTAAGCTCTTAGATGGTGGGCGTGTTGAGGAAGAATTCAAACAATTCTTAGAAACTGGGTATGCTCGTAGATTACTATTCGGATACACAGTAGATAACAATCGAACTAAGTATGCTTCAGCAGAAGAGCGTTATGCACAGATGGTAGATATTAATCTAGCTACTGATGTTCATACTATACAGACCACCTTCACTAACTTTGCAAAGAGGCCTTTTAATCCTGTATTACAAATGTCTAAAGAGAATTCTATTTACTTAATAGAATATCAAATGAAGTGTGAAGCAGCTGCAGATGATTTTAAAGATCATATGGCACTGCACAAAGCAGAGATGAGTCATCGACACTATAAAGCCCTCAAACTAGCAGGAGCTTACAGCTTTGCAGATAACTCTACAGAAGTAACTAAGCAGCACTTAGATTACGCTATTAGTGTAGTTGAAGATTCTGGAGAAGCTTTCCATCTACTCATGAGGAAGCAAGGACCTTATGAACGTTTAGCTCACTACTTAGCTGATTGTGATAATGAAGTTACTCAACATGAGTTAATTGAAGAGTTACCATTCTATAAAGGGTCTGAAACACAACGTAAAGATCTAATGACACTAGCAATGTCATTTGGCTATAAAAATAATATCATTATTAAAAAACGATCCATCGATGATATTGAATTCTTTATAGGTGAAACCTTAATAGAAACAGATCTAGATAGTTTGACAACTGCGATTAGTAAAGACATAGCTCATGACTACCAAGTAGATCACCCTCCATTTGATAAATTACATAAGTTAACAACTGCAGAGGGGTATCACTACACTGCTCATGGATTTGTAAACGGACATCGTAAAAGTGAGAATGCTATCCCAGGATTTGATCTTCTAATTCTAGACTGTGATGGAGATGTAAATATCTCTACAGTTAAAATTCTACTAGAAGATTACGCATTCCTAATATCTACAACTAAACGACATACACCAGCGATTAATCGATTTAGATTAATACTACCTATATCTCATAGACTTAAACTAACGTCTAGTGAGTATTCTAGGTTTATGGTTAATGTCTTTGAATGGTTACCATTCCCAGTAGATGAAGCTGCTAAAGATATAGCAAGAAAGTGGGCTTCTCATCCAGGGCATTACGAGTACAACCAAGGTAGTGTCATAGATGCAACTATGTTCATACCAGAAACTAAACGATCTGATGAGACTAAAGCTCAAATCAGTGCCACTGGAGTGGGTAATATTGAACGGTGGTTCAAAACCCATACCTCCAAAGGCAATAGGGCTAACCATCTATATAGATATGGCATGGTTATGGTAGATGCAGAAATGCAACTAGGGGAAATAGTAGAAAAACTAGAGACGTTTAATAATTCCCTAGAAATCCCTCTACCAGAGGACCAATTTATGAATAGCACGATTAAATCAATAAGTAAGGAACTAACTAAGAGAGGCGTAACTAATGAACAATAACCACCTAGTACTGATTTCAGGTAAATCTAGCTCAGGTAAAAGCGCTAGCCTGATGGCTATGGATAATCCTGAAGGAGTAATGTATTTAAATTGTGAGAATGGTAAGAAATTACCATTTAAAACTAAATTTAAAGAATTAACAATTACTGACCCTATGCAGGTATACCAGGCATTCGAAGAAGCTGAAAAAATGCCAGATGTACATACAATTGTAATAGATACATTAACGTATCTAATGGACATGTACGAGAGTACTAAAGTTCTTGGTGCTACTAATACTATGCAGGCTTGGGGCCAATATGCTCAGTTTATGAAGCAGTTAATGTCACAAGTAGTAGCTAAGTCTACGAAGAATGTGGTCTTTCTAGCTCATACATCTGATGTGCTTAATGAGGCTGAAATGATCAATGAGACCCTAGTTAAGGTCAAAGGATCCCTGATGAATCAAGGTATCGAGAGCTTCTTTACGACAGTAATATCTACTAAAAAGCTCCCATTGACCAAATTAGAAGATAAAGTAGCTAAGTCCTCTGCATACACTGTTACAGCAGAAGATAAAGCACTTGGCTTTAAGTACGTCTATCAGACTCGGTTAACAAAAGAGACTGTTAATGAGCGAATTAGAGCCCCTATGGGTATGTGGGATATGAAGGAAACCTATATCGATAATAACCTACAGAACGTTATTAATCGACTTCACGAATACTATAAATAGTTTAAAATCAGTCCTGTCTAGTATAAGATACCTTCGTGGTATCGCAGTATTAGAGCCACAGTAAATAAATCTACTGCGGAATAGGACTATGAACCCTCCTTATGGGGAACCTTCTCCTACATAGGACCTGTTCTAACTGAAGGGTTATAAAATACTAGTCCTTCCTTTAGTGATTGCACGATCATTAGGGGAAGGCAAACATGTTAGACCTCTACTGGGACAGTAGTAGTAATCTAGGTATTAATCTCCCTCTGCCTACTGCTACTGTCCTAGGCCTATTATTCCCAATAAGTCATTGATAAATATAGCTAAATACGCTATTATAATAATTAATCCACCCCAAAATAAGGAGGAATAATGTCCAATTTCTCGGACGCAGATAACCCTAAACATGGACTAATCGAAGATGTAGTATCTACGGCTGTAGAACTTGGTTTTGCCGTAGTTCAAGAAGTAGCGGCAGAAGCACTAGTCAAAAAACCCGGTCTATCTCTTAAAGAATTTACTAAATTACTAGATCAGTACATTCAAAAACAAAGAGAGAACTCCAATTAAGAGCTTAAAGCTCTATTATTAGCTTTATACATATAAGGATACAAACTATGAGTGAATGGGACCTTCCAAAAAATGTGCAAACACAGTCTATTGAACGTGTAGGCGGTGGATTTGCATGGGAATCTGGAGTATATGATGCAACGGTTAAAATGGTATATCTTAACCAATCTGCATCTGAAGCAGTAAGTTGTAATGTTATCTTAGAGAACTCTGAAGGCAAAGAGCTGAAAGAGTCCTTCTGGATTAAATCCGGTAAGGCTAAAGGTAACAAGACGTATTTTACCAAAGATAAGGTGGATTACCCACTTCCTGGGTATTCTATTGCTAATTCTATGTGCGTAGCAGTTACAGGTGAGAGCCTCTCTAAATGCATGGAATCTGTAGAAAAGAAAACCATCAACATCTATAATCCTGAACTAAGGAAAGAAGCACCTTCTGAACGTCCAGTACTAGTAGGACTACTGAATAAAGTAGTTAAAGTAGCTGTACATCAGGTTATAGAAGATAAAGTAGCTAAATCTCCTAGTGGGCAATATGAGCCTACAGGTGAATCTCGTACTGTTAATCAGTGCAAATTCTTTGGTAATACAGAAGGTAAAACTGCTGAAGAGATTACTAGTAATGCAGATGCTACTATGTTCGATAAGTGGGCTGCTAAGAATACTGGTACAGTTCTCGATAAGACTACTAAAGCTAAAGGGAATTCAGCTGCTGCTATTATGGGAAGCCCTGCTGCAACTACTAATGATAAACAGGGTTCATTATTTACTTAGGAAATAACTATGCTAATTGCAGGTATAGATCCAGGTTCTAATGGAGCAATTGCTGTACTGGATTCTACGAATCCAGACAGCGTTGCACTGTTAGATTTAAATAAATGTAGTATCTATGACACTACTGAATGGCTACATAACCAAAAAATAGAATCCATTTGGCTAGAGAGCGTACATTCATTATATGGAATGTCTGCGAAATCTAATTTTGGATTTGGTAGAAATTTTGGCATTGCATTTGCAATAGCGAAAATAGCAGTTGCCGGTGGAGCTGTCTACCAAGTTACTCCAAAAATATGGCAGAAATATATTGGTATTACCGAAAAGGGTAAAGCTATTAAACAACAAGTTGCACAGATAGCTCAATCAATATATCCATCTGCTAACTTACACGGCCCGAAGGGAGGTCTACTAGATGGGCGATCTGATGCTCTAATGATAGCTCATTATGGATTAAATAATAAGGAGACAGTATGAAAATTGA